CACAATGCGGATCAACATTAACGATTGGTCAATCTGGGGATACTGTAACTTTAGCAGCTGGTGCTACTCAAACTGGTTTTGGAAGAACTGGAACGGTTGATTGGGACACTACAGCAAAGACAGCTAGTTTTACTGCTGTAAGTGGGAATGGGTATTTTGTTAATACCACTTCAGCGGCAATAACTTTAACACTACCAGCCTCACCTAGTGCTGGAGATATTGTAAGTTTTAAAGATTACGCATTCACATTCGCAACAAATAATTTAACAGTTGATGGAAATGGTTCTCCTATTGGAGGAGTAGATGGAACACAAGGACCAAAATATTCTACAAATGGTACTTCAAAAACTTTCATATATGTAGATGGTACAAAAGGTTGGTTAGTAACTAATGAATCAACAGATACATCACAAGAATCAACTCCTACATTTATCGTTGCAACAGGCGGTACAATTACTTGTTGTGGTGATTATAAAATTCATACATTTACAGGTCCTGGCACTTTTACAGTTTGTTCTGTAGGTAATCCTTTCGGATCAAATTCAGTTGATTATCTAGTAGTTGCTGGAGGAGCTGGAGGAGCTGGTGCTAATGATAATGGTGTAGGAGGTGGTGGAGCTGGTGGTTATAGAGAATCATCTGGAACAGCAAGTGGTTGTTATTCAGTTTCACCATTAGGTGCTTGTGTTTCTGCTTTACCAGTATCAGCACAAGGTTATCCAATTACAGTAGGTGGAGGAGGATCAGGTGGAGCTGGTGGAACACCTATTGGATGTATTGGAGGAGATGGTTCTAATTCAATTTTTTCAACTATTACATCAGCTGGTGGTGGAGGAGGTGGTAATTTTAATCAACCACCAGGGGGAAATGATGGTGGTTCAGGAGGTGGTGGTCCAGAAGGTCCTATTGGACCAGCAATAGGTGCAGGTAATACACCTCCTGTTAGTCCCCCACAAGGTAATCCAGGTGGAATAGGACATCCTGGAGCTGGTGCAGGTGGTGGAGGAGGAGCTACAGCAGCAGGAGGAGCAGGAACAGGTCCTGGTGGTACTGGTGGTCCTGGTGGTGCAGGTGCAACAACTTCAATTTCATTTTCTCCCACAGCTTATGCAGGTGGAGGTGGCGGTGGAATTTTTGGAACAGGTCCTGGAGGCGTAGGCGGAACAGGTGGTGGAGGTAATGGAAGAAGTAATAGTGCAGGTGTACAAGCTGGAACAACTAACACTGGTGGTGGAGGTGGAGGAGCAGGTGGAACACCAACTGTATCATCTGGTGGTGCTGGAGGATCTGGTATAGTAATAATAAGGTATAAATATCAATAATTATGGCAAGTACAATTAAAGTAAACAATATTCAAAATCAATGCGGTGCTAACATCGCTAATAAATGTGGAACAACAATTACACTTGGTGCAAGTGGCGATACCCTTACTCTTGCATGCGGTGCATCACAAACAGGATTCGGTAGAACAGGAACAGTAGACTGGGATACCACAGCTAAAACAGCTTCATTCACAGCAGTGAGTGGTAATGGTTATTTTGTTAATACGACTAGTGGAGCAGTTACAGTAACACTACCTGCTACACCTAGTGCTGGAGATATTGTTGCTATAAAAGATTATGCAAATACTTGGGATACAAATAATGTAACACTTGCTAGAAACGGATCTAATATTGGTGGATCTGCTATTGATGGAACTTTAGCAACAGAAGGTTTAGCGGTTACATTAGTTTATGTAGATGCCACAAAAGGTTGGTTAGTAACAGATTCAGGTTTACAAAGTGAAGCACCAACAGCTCTATATGTAACAGCAACTGGTGGAACAGAAACAACTTGTGGTGATTTTAAAATTCATACTTTTACAAGTCCAGGAACATTTACAGTTTGTTCTGTAGGTAATCCAGCAGGATCAACATCAGTAGATTATTTAGTAGTAGCTGGAGGTGGAGGTGCTCAAGGTTCATCACCTGATGCAAGTGGTGGAGGTGGTGCTGGGGGTTTTAGAGAATCTTCAGGAAGCACAACTTGTTATACTTCTTCTCCATTAGGAACAGGAGTTAGTGCTATAACTGTTACAGCAACAGCTTATCCAATTACAGTAGGTGCTGGAGGAACTTGTACTTCAAGTGGTTCTGATTCAATATTTTCAACAATTACTTCAGCTGGTGGTGGTGCTGGTGGAGTCTCTGGTCCAGCTATTCCACCCTCTAATCTTACAGGGGGTTCAGGTGGTGCAACAAGAAATACTACTGGTTTTGCTGGTAATACACCTCCTGTTAGTCCACCACAAGGTAATCCAGGAGGAGATGGATTAACAATAAATTATGGACCTTTAGATTATTTTGCTGGAGGTGGAGGTGGTGCTACTCAAGCTGGTGCTGATGCTACTCCAGCTGGAGGAGGAGATGGAGGAGATGGAGCTCAAACAGGAATTTCAGGAACTGCAACATATTATGCTGGAGGTGGTGGTAGTGGTATTGCACCTGTTAGACCTAATGTTCCAACTCAACCAACAACAGGTGGATTAGGTGGTGGTGGAAATAATTGTCAAAATGGAACTGCTAATACAGGAGGTGGTGCTGGTAGTAAAGTATGTAGTGTTGCAAGTAATGGTGGTAGCGGAATTGTTATAATAAGGTATAAATATCAATAGGTAAATTATGAGTGAAGTAAAAGTAAATAAAATTAGTCCAAGAACAAATTGTGGTACAACACAATTAGGGGACGCTGGAGATACAATCACTGTTACAGGTGATTTAAAATCGAATTCAATTAAATCAGCAACAGGTTCTACAATTACATTAGGACAATCAGGTGACACAATCCAATTAGGTTGTGGTGCATCACAGACAGGTTTTGGTCGTACAGGTACAGTGGATTGGGATACGACTGCAAAGACAGCTTCATTCACAGCAGTTTCAGGAAATGGTTACTTTATAAACACTACAAGTTCAGCAATAACTTTAACTCTCCCAGCATCACCTTCAGCTGGTGACATAGTAAGTTTCAAAGATTATGCATTTACATTTGCAACAAACAACTTATCAGTTGATGGAAATAGTTCTCCTATTGGAGGAGTAGATGGAAGCAATCCAGTTGTATATTCTACAAATGGAACTTCTAAAACTTTTATTTATGTTGATGGTACAAAAGGTTGGTTAGTAACTAATGAATCAACAGATACATCTCAAGAATCAAGTATTTCATTTGTTACAGCAACAGGTGGAACAATTACTACTTCTGGAGATTACAAAATTCATACATTCACAGGTCCTGGAACTTTTTGTGTTTCATGTGCTGGTAATGCATGTGGTTCAAATACTGTAGATTATATGGTAGTCGCTGGTGGTGGAGGAGGTGGTGCAGTAAGAGGTGGTGGAGGTGGTGCTGGTGGTTACAGAGAATCATCAGGAGCAGCTTCTGGTTGTTATTCAATAAGTCCATTAGGTGCTTGTGTTTCAGCCTTACCAGTTACAGCTACAGGTTATCCAATTACAGTAGGTGGTGGTGGTGGAGCAGGTAGACCAGCTTGTAGTGGATCAAATTCAGTTTTTTCAACAATCACATCTGCTGGAGGAGGTGCTGCAGGTTGTAAAGAAAGTCCAGCTCCTAATTGTGGTCAATCAGGTGGTTCAGGTGGTGGTGGAGGCTCTGATTCATCTACAACAACTAATGGTGGAGCAGGTAATACTCCACCTGTAAGTCCACCGCAAGGGAGTCCTGGCGGTGATGCACAATTAAGAGCAGGTGCTGGGGGAGGTGGTGCTACTGCATCTGGAGCAAATGGAACTGGCACAGGGGGTAATGGTGGAGCAGGTGGTAATGGTGGAACAACTTCAATTTCAGCAAGTTCAACAGCTTATGGTGGTGGAGGAGGTGGTGGTTCACAATGTGGATCTGGTGGATCTGGTGGATCTGGTGGTGGAGGACCAGGTGGAGCAATTTGTGTAACAGGAACTGCAGGAACTACAAATACTGGCGGCGGTGGCGGTGGCGGTGGTGATAATCGATGTGGCGGTGCTGGCGGTAGTGGAATTGTTATAATAAGGTATAAATTTCAATAGTTGATTTAAAATAAAAAATATAATATAAGGAGAAACATTATGGCACATTTTGCAAAACTAGGAGCGAACAGTAAAGTTATTCAAGTATTAACACTTGATAATAAAGATATGCTCAATGCTGACGGAGTTGAAGACGAAGCAGTAGGTCAACAATATTTAGAACAACACAATAATTGGCCTGCACAAATGTGGATTCAAACTTCATACAATACAGCAGGCGGACAACATAGAAACGGTGGAACTGCATTTAGAGGAAACTATGCAGGGATTGGTTATACTTGGGATGAAGATGATCAAATCTTCTGGCCTAAAAAACCATATGCTTCATGGGTAAAAAATAATTCAGAAGCTAGATGGCAATCTCCAATCGGTGATGCACCTGCTTTAACTGAAGAACAAACTTCTCAAAATACAGCTGGAACTCATTCATGGAGTTACAACTGGAATGAAGAAACTCAAGCCTGGGATTTGACAAATAGTCTAGCATAATATATATCTGGTGGTGGTATGCAAAAGAAAGTTTTAACAGAGCAAGCTTTATACTTTGGTGATGTTTCAATGCCTAAAGGTTTTGAAATAGATCGAGATAAATTATCAGGCGATATTTTACAATCAACATTTACAGATTCAGAGTTTCCATTTTCAAGAACTTGGGACATGTTAAATACTTATATTAGAGAACATATAAATTTAGAATACGGTTTCCAACTTGTTAATAAAAGAACATGGGGAGATATGTATAAACCTAATCAACAAACAGAACCATTACTTAATATTGATCCAGTAGATTTAAGAAACTCACCAGACTACACATTACTTTATGGTGTAAAAACTAATAACTGTTTTGTAAGAATCTTCTATGATGACAATAGAAGAAAAGGAAGAAGTTGGGATATAGAATTAAAAGACAATATGTTTATTATGTTTCCATCTACAAATATGTATTACATAAAAAACAGACAGAAAGATTCGTTGAACTTTGTTCAAACTATAACTTATGAATATATCTAATTACTTTTGGTATTTTAAATCAGCAATACCACCTAAAATTTGTGATGACATAATTAAATATGGTTTATCACAATCAGAATCTATGGCTAGAACAGGTGGTTATGGAGATAGAGAATTATCAAAAGAAGAAATAAAAGATATGAAACGTAAAAGAAATTCAGATTTAGTATGGCTCAATGATCCATGGATATATAAAGAATTACACCCATACATTCATCAAGCTAATAGAGCTGCAGGTTGGAATTTCGAATGGGATAGATCAGAGTCTTGTCAATTTACAAAATATAAACTCAATCAATATTATGATTGGCATTGTGATGGTTGGGATAAACCATATGAAAAACAAGGTCCTGAACATGGTAAAATTAGAAAGCTTTCGATGACTTGTCAATTAACTGATGGGTCCGAATATGAAGGGGGTGAATTAGAGTTTGATTTT